GCCGTCTCGAATCGATTCCTGTCGGCGCGGAGCCGTTGCTCGAAGTCGTGTTTAGGGAACACAAGGACGCCCGCGGCCTGGACCAAAACGCCGCCATGTGGGCCGGGCCGCTGCGGGACATTGCCGGACAGGCGTGGGTCAATCGCCAACAGTTTTCTGCAGAGGCGTGGCATGAGCATTTCAAGGCCGAGTTTCTGCCCGAGGACGACGACCCGGAGCTGCAGGAATTGGTCAAAGATGGCTATCGGAAATGGACCATCACGCCGACCGGGGAGCGCGTCCTGACCGGATCAACAACCAAACTGACCCGAAAGGGGATGGCTCTCTACCTGAAACAGATTGAGGCGTTCGGGGCGCGGATGGGCGTGCTGTTCGGCGAGCGAGAGGGGAAATACGCGTGAGCCACATGGCCCAGGTTGCCGCTCTCGGGTGCCTGCTCTGCCGGCGCCTCGGTTACCATGGAACCCCCGCTGAGGTGCATCACATTCGCACGGGGACCGGAGTTGGGCGGAGGGCAGCGGACACCGAGACCATCCCGTTGTGCCCGGAACATCACCGGGGAAACACGGGGCTGCACGGCATGGGCCGGAAGGCATTCGAGCGCGCATATGGCGTCACCGAACTTGAACTGCTCGCGGAAACGCGGGCGATGATGGGGGAGAGGGGATGAGCCTGTATCAAGCCTACGTGAAGCAACCGCGGAAGCCGCGGCGGCACGAGACTGACGCCGCAGAGATGGAAATCGACACTCTGACTCCCGTCGAATGGCCCCAGGTGCTCGCCGACCTGAATGCGGCCGGATGGTCGGACAACCGCATCGCGCAGACCATAGATGTCCCGGGCTCCACCCTGAAGCGCTACAAGACGGGCAGCGTTCCGAACTTCGAAAGCGGGCGGAAAATACTGGCGCTGCTGCGGCAGATACGCAATTGCGCTACGAGTTCCGCGAGGGAAGGGGTATAAGGTGGCCGAACTGACGCCCCGGCAAGCCCTGTTCGTTGTCGAGTATCTGAAGGACTTCAACGGCAAGCAGGCGGCGATCAGGGCCGGGTACTCGAAAACAGGCGCCGAGGTGACTGCGTCGCGCCTGCTAAGAGGCGGCAAGGTTTCGCAGGCAGTGGCGGCGAAGGTCAATCGGATCGCCAACCGGCTGGAGATTTCAGCCGAGCGGGTGTTGCAAGAGCGGGCGCGGCTGGCCTTCTTCGACGTGCGGAAACTGCTGGACGCGACGGGCAAGCCGAAGGCAATTCAGGATCTGGACGACGACACGGCGGCAGCGATTCAGGGCCTGGACGTGGCGAACATCGGAAGCGGAGAGGTGGGGGTGGGCGAGGTGCTGAAGATCAAACTGGCCGACAAGAACGCGAGCTTGACCGCCCTGGAGAAGCATCTCGGCCTGTACCGCGATGGCGATCAGGCGGCGCCGCTGCAGATCCACATCCACTTGTAGGGCTAGGCATGCAGATCGACGAAATGATCCTCCGACGGAACCCGATGAACGCGCGGACCTTCGTCCTGCACTGCGAGTCCATGGGCTTCAAATACACGGGCGAGTTCGCCGACATGCAGGGCTTCCTGCTGGCCGTCGGCGAGATGGCCCAGTTCTTCGCCATCAAGTCCGGCCGAATGAAGTCGAAGGATCAGACCACTACCCGGCCCATCCTCAACAGTTGAAGGAGTTTCGGCGCAACGTCGTGAGACGCCCGCCACCCCATGCCAGCCGCAGCGCGAAAACCTGATCTAGCCCCGGGAATCCACTACTACCCGCCCGGTCCTGTTGCGAAGGCGTTCCTGAAGTCTGACGCCTTCGTGTGCGCCATTCGCGGCCCGATTGGCAGCGGAAAGTCGACGGCCTCCGTCATGAAGCTGATCCGCAACTGCCAGAAGCAGAAGCGCGGGGCGGATGGGTGGATTCGCAGGCGTTCGGCCATCATCCGGAACACCTATCCGGAACTCAAGACCACGACCATCAAGACGTGGCATCAGTGGATACCGCCGTCGATGGGCACGTACCGCGACACCGGGCCGCCGACGCATCACATCGTCGACAACGGGAACAAGCTCGACTGGGAAGTGATCTTCGTCGCGCTCGACCGTCCGGACGACGTGCGCAAGCTGCTATCCATGGAGCTTTCGGACGCGTGGATCAACGAGGCGCGCGAGGTTCCCCGGGCCGTGCTGGAAGGGCTCACCGGCCGCGTAGGGCGATTCCCGCGCAAGGCGGACGGCGGATGTACGGACCCACAAATACTGCTCGACACGAACTCGCCCGATACGGATCATTGGTGGTATCGGATGGCCGAGGACCCGCGCCCCGAGGACGCGGAATTGACGGCCGAGCTGGAGGCGAAGCTGCGCGAGATCGGCGCCCTGCGTCCGGACCAACCTCTCTACGAGTGGTTTGCTCAGCCAGGCGGCGAGTCGGCCGGCGCCGAAAACCTCGACAACCTTCCGCCCGGCTACTACCTGAAGGCCAAGGCCAACAAGGACGCTGACTGGATCAGGGTCTATATCGACGGCGAATATGGCTATGTCCGCGACGGGAAGCCCGTGTATCCGGACTATCGTGATTCCGCGCATTGCAGGCCCTTCGAGGTGTCGCCGCGCCTGCCGCTGCATATCGGGCTCGACTTCGGCCTCACGCCGGCCGCAGCCTTCGGCCAGCAGATGCCGAATGGGCAGTGGCGGTTCCGCTCCGAGATCACGACCGAGCGGGCGGGGATCGTCTCGTTCGCCAAACTGATCAAGGATCACCTGGCCGACCACTATCCGCAATTCAAGGTGGCGCGGATCACGGGCGACCCGGCCGGCAATCAGGGACAGGGCGGCGACCAGGAAGAGAGAACCGTGTTCCAGATCCTGGCAGCGCATGGCATCGAGGCGGAGCCGGCGCATTCCAACGACCCGACGCTGCGCCGCGAAGCGTTCAGCAAGCCGATGCGCACGCTGATCGATGGTGAGCCGGGGATGCTGATCCATCCCGATTGCCGCGTGTGGCGGAAGGGATTGTCCGGCGCCTTCTGCTATCGGCGCGTGCAGGTGGGCGGCATGGAGAGGTATCGGGACGTGCCGGACAAAAACCATTTCTCCCACATTTGCGAGGCGGGCGAATACCTGCTGATGGGCGCAGGAGAGGGCAGGGCCATCGTTCGGCGAGAGGTGCGTCACGACCGCCCGACAGTGGCAATTTCTGATTACGCAATCTTCGGAGACTGACGGATGGGAAACCTCATCAGCGGACTTTTCGGCGGCAATGAATCACCTCCTGCACCTGCGCCGGTCATCGTGAAACAGCCGGCGCCGACCATCGACGACACGGCCATGGCCCAGGAGCAGGCCGCCAACGATCTGCGCCGGAAGCGCGGATCGGCCGCGAACATCCTTGCGGGTGCCGATCAATCTACCGCGACCACGGGCGGCGCCTCCGTGGGAACCAAGGCCCTGTTGGGCAACTGAGGAGGCCACCATGGCACGACGTATTCGACTCGATCTGCTGGCGAACGCTTCCGGCGCCGGTTCCAGTGTCGATTGGCCCGGCGGTGACGGTGTGTTTTTCGTGGAGTCCGCGACGTTCGGCGGCGGCAACGTGGCGCTGCAGTTCCAGGGACCGAACGGGAACTGGGTTCCGGTCATCAACTACGCGACCACGACGCCCATTTCGCTGACGGCGGTCGGCATGGCGAACTTCCGCTGCCCGGCCGGTCCCATCCGCGCGGTTGCGACGACTGCAACCGCTGTCTATGCCTCCGCTGTCGGCGTGCCCGGCAACGTGGCCGGTTAAGGAGATCACATCATGCCTTACGCATCGACCGTCGCCGCCGGGTCCTCGGTTTCTTTCCCTGTGACCGGGGAGCAATACGTCACCGTCACGACGTCCGGCAACACGGAGGGGACGTTGCAGTTCACCCCGGTAGGAGGTGGGCAGAATTCCCCGATCAACACGCAGATGCTGCACAAACTTGGGCCGGCCGCTTTGTCCGCAAAACAGTACGGACCCTGGGGCCTGCCTGGGACGGTGACCGTATCGTGCCAGACGGGATCGGCGAGTTCGATCACGCTCGGGATGGGGGGCAGCGTGTCGCCGTTCGTGCTGTACCAGTCCGCTGTCCCCTTCATCATGTTGGGCGGCAACGGAACGACGGCCGGAATGCGGTGGTCCGACAACGCGGGGGGCTTTACCGTAAACGCGGCGAGCACTCCAACCGAACCGCTGACGGGACTCTTCACCGGCCTGACGAACTTCATGGCCCTGTTCTACCTGCCAGCGAGCGCGGGCGGGGCGAGCAACGCGGCCGGATGGTTCTGGGGCAAGATCACCTCGGCCACGGCAGGGATCATCTACGGCAACACCTATTCCTCCGGAGACCCCGGGCAGCAAACCCCTGCGTCCCCGTCCGCGTTTACCTCTGTGGAGAACGGGTGGATCACCCAGGTGGCGACGGAAATCACAGGGCTTTCCGGCATCACCCTGCCGGGCGGGGCGATGGGACCAAACGGCACGCTAGAAGTCGCCTGGCGTATGCACGGCGACACATCGTCGACTAAATATTTCCGGTCGAAGCTGGCCGGAACAGTGTGGGCATTAAGCCAACTTGGAGCAAACCCCAACAGCGATACGATACTTAATCTGCGCAATGCAGGCGTGTCAAACAAGCAAATTTCCTCGCGCCCTTCCGGTGGGCCTGGCTACAACGGCAACACAATAAGCGCGTCGGAGTTCCTGGCCCTCAACACTGCCGGCGACCTCGCGCTGAGTGAATCGCTGCAATTCTCGGCGGCGAACGGAAACTACGCGATGATCCGAGCTGCGGCGCGGTATGTTGTTTATCCGGGAGCGTAATACATGGATTCCCGGGCTGACGACTGCATCCGCGAGTGGGAGCACCTGGCGGCCCGCCGCGGGGTATGGGAAAACCACTGGCGAGAAGTGGCGGAGCGCGTCCGGCCGAACCAGAACCTTTTCCAGCGGCGAGAACGCCCGGATGGCGACAAGCGCATGGAAAAGGTGTTCGACTCGACGGCACCGCTGGCCCTGCCGAAGTTCGCCGCCGCCGTCATCTCCATGGCCTTCCCGGCAAACCAGCGGTATCAGAAGCTGGTCGCGTCCGACCCGAGCCTCGACAAGCAGGCGGATGTCAGGCGTTATCTCGATGGGCTCACAGACCTTCTCTTCCGGGTGCGCTATGCGCCGCAGGCGAATTTCATCACCCAATCCGGAGAGGTGATCCTCGACATCGGCGCATTCGGAACGGGCATCCTGTTCGCCGATGACGTGCTCGGGATTGGCCTCCGCTACAAGTCCTTCCCGCTCGCTGAAACGTGGATTGCGGAGGACGGCCACGGGCGTGTCGACACGCTCTACCGCAAGTTCCCGATGACCGCGCATCAAGCGGCGACGATGTTCGGCATGTCGGCGCTTCCGGAGTCCATCCAGCGGGCGCACGAGAAGGACCGGACACAGAAATTCGATTTCCTGCATGTGGTCAAACCAAACCCGGAGAAGGACGGTAAGCGGCGCGATTACAAGGGAATGGACTTCTGGTCCTGCTATATCGCCTTCGAGGACCGGCAGGCGATCAGCGAGGGAGGCTATCGGGTGTTTCCATTCGCCGTTCCGCGTTACGAAACGGCGCCGCGCGAGTGCTACGGACGGAGCCCGGCAATCAACTGCCTGCCCGCAATCAAGCTGCTGAACGAGCAGAAAAAGACCCTGTTACGCGCCGCGCAGCGGGTAGTCGATCCGCCGATCATGTTGGCCGACGATGGCAGTCTCGCCGCGTTCAACACCCGGCCCAACGCCCTGAACTATGGCTACGTGGGACCGGACGGCCGTCCGCTCGCCGTGCCGTTCCAGTCAGGCGGCAAGGTGGAGATTGGAATCGAGATGCTGGAGCGCGAGGCGCAGTCGATCAATGACGCCTTCTTCGTGACCCTGTTCCGCATCCTCGTGGAAGAGCCGAACATGACTGCTACCGAGGCCATGCTCAGGGCACAAGAAAAAGGGCAATTGCTGGCCCCGACGATGGGCCGGATACAGTCCGAATTGCTCGGCCCGATCACGGCCAGGGAAATCGACGTGCTCGCCGCGTCCGGCACGCTGGAGGCCGTCCTCGGCCCGATGCCGAAGGGCCTGATGGCATCTGGCGGAGAAGTCAAGGTCGAATATCAGTCGCCGCTCAACATGGCGCAGCGGGCATCCTCGGGCATCGGAATCATGAACACGCTGAACGCCATCGCCCCGCTGGCGCAGATGGATCAATCCGTCGCCCTGCTGTTCGATCCTGTCGCCACGGCCCGGGAACTGGCCGAGATCAACGGAGTTCCGGAATCGGTGCTTCGGTCCGACGATCAGATCGGCGCGCTCATGAAGCAGAAGCAGATGGGCGCCGCGGCCCAGCAGGTCCTCGCCGCGGCCCCGGTTGCCGCATCAGCAGCCAAGGATTTCGCCCAGGCGCAGGCCATAGCCGGAGCCGCGCCCGCTCAACCGGCACCGGCCATCGTTTAAGGAGCGAAACATGGATGACGAACTGAACCCGATGGATGTCGGCACCGTGACCGAGGAGATCACCATTCCCGACGTGCCCGCGGACGACGTGACGCCAACGCCGGAAGAGGCGCGCGGCATGTTCGATGCGCGTCCGGACCTCGCGGCTGTCCTCACGACCGATGGATGGCTTCGCCGCGACGGGTCCATGGCTTGAACCTGATCGACAAGATCCTCCGGAGGCGGTCCCATTACCGGACCGTTTTCCGGCCTGGCGCCAGCACGGACGCAGTGCTGGCCGATCTTCGGCGCTTCTGCTTCGGCAATTCGCCGACCCTGATGCGCAGCATGTCGGGGCAGATTGACCCGCTCGCCAGCGTTGCCGCTGCCGCCCGCCAGGAGGTTTGGCTGCGGATCATCAATCACCTGGAAATGGACGACTCCCAACTGCTGAAACTCAAAGAGGAAGCCGACAATGAATAGCCCTGCCACTGCCGCCATGACGACCGACCAACCTGCCGCCGGCACGGCGCCCGCAACGCCCGCAACGCCCGCCACGGAGCAGCCGTGGTATGCCGGACACGCCGACGAGAATATCCGCAACTGGGCCGCGAACAAGGGATGGAGGGACCCGCTCGCCGCCCTGGAATCTGGCTACAACCTGGAGAAGCTGATCGGCTTCGAGAAGGCCGGCCGCACGATTGTGATGCCGAAGGACGACGCGACGCCCGAAGAGCGCCGGGCCTTCCTGACCCGCATCGGCGTTCCCGAAAAGGTCGACGGCTACAAGGTGCCGGAGGCCTTCGCGGCCGATCCGCTGGTCGCCAAGTTCCGCGAGCTCGCCCACGCCGAGGGCATGATGCCCGGCCAGTTCGAGAAGGCCATTGCCTTCGTGACCGGCGAGAGCCAGGCCATGCAGAAGGCCGCGCAGGAAAAGGCGGCCGTGCAGGGCGAGCAGGACATGGCGTCCCTGAAAACCGAATGGGGCGCCGCCTACGACCAGCACATCGAACTCGGCAAGCGCGCCGCGGCGCAGTTCATTCCGGCCAAGGACGCCAGCGAACGCGCCGAAATCCTCGGCAAGATCGAGTCCGCCATCGGAACCGGTCAAATGCTGCGCCTGTTCGCCAAGATCGGCGAAGGCCTGGGAGAACACAGGATGGTCAGCACAGACGACCCGGGCGGTTATGGCGTCATGACCCCTGGCCAGGCGAGGGCGCGCATCGAGGCCCTGAAGCAGGACAAGGTGTGGGGTGCTGCATACCTGGCCGGCGATGCCGCGAAGCGTCAGGAAATGGAACGGCTGATGAAGTTCGCGTATCCGGAGGCGTGACATGACAGTCCCCATGATCCAGGTTGTCAGATGGGTGCCAACGCCGGCCGACAAGGCCACGTTCCTGAAGGAGTACGTGCTGCGTCGGGCGGGGGGGGCCGAACAGGTATCCGGAGAGTACGAGTCCATCAACGCGTTGGCGGCGTGGAACTTCATCGTCGCCCACGCGAACGAATAGGCGCAATTGCGCTAGGTGCGCGGTCGGGTTTCGTCATACCCTCCCGCGCATGAGTCCGACAAGCTGCTAAGGCCCGGACGGAAACCAGGCAAAGACCGGCGCCCGGCCTGGGCGTGACCAGGCAAGAAGCAGGCCCCGCGAGGACAAGCCCTTCGAAAGTGTGTTCTTCCATTTTCCTAGGAGATTGTCATGTCGCAATTCGTCACGACCCACTACGTTCAGCAATACACCACGAACGTCCAACTTCTCAGCCAACAGCGCGGCTCCCGCTTCCGCCAGGCCGTCACCGTCGGCCAATACGTCGGCAAGCAGGGCGTTCCGGTCGATCAGTTCTCGCCGACCGTGGCGCAGAAGCGGACGACCCGCTATCCGTCCCTGACCCCGGCCGATACCCAGGCCGACCGGCGATGGGTCTTCCCGGTCGACTACGACTGGAACGACCTGATCGACAACATCGACAAACTGCGCCTGCTGATCGATCCGCAGTCCAGCTATGTGACGAACGGCACCGCGGCGATGAACCGGGCCATCGATGACGAAATCATCTCGGCCTTCTTCGGCACCGCCAAGACCGGCGTCGACGGTTCGACTTCGACCACCTTCCCGGCTTCGCAGCAGGTGTCCGCGTCCGAGGGCGCGAGCGCCGCCACCGGAATGAACGTCGAGAAGCTGAAGGCGGCAATCCAGATCCTGTTGGCGAACGAGGCGTGGATGCCGGATTCCGGCGATCCGATCTACTGCGCCATCAACGCCAAGCAGAACCGCAACCTGATGGACGAAATCCAGGTCATCAACGCGGACTACAACGGCGAGAAGCCGGTGGTCAACGACGGCTTCATCCAGAAGTGGGGCCGGATGCAGTTCCTGCACACGGAGCGCCTGGCGCAGAACGGCTCCAGCCAGTACCGGTGCCCGGTGTGGGTCAAGGAAGGCATGCACCTGGGCCTGTGGCAGGACCTGAGCGCAGACGTGAGCCAGCGCAAGGACCTCGGCGGCCTTCCGTGGCAGGTCTACCTCTACGGCACCTTCGGCGGTACTCGCATCGAGGAAAAGAAGGTGGTCGAGATACCGTGTGCGTAAGCGTGGCGACTTCCTCCCTCAACTAATCTAGGAGAAACACTATGGCAGTCGTCAACCTCAAGGGCACCGCGATTACCAACCGCGATGCGACCCCGCAGACCATCAACGACGGTCGGCTGGAACGCGGCATTCTGAAGTCGGCGGTTGGCTCCGTCACTTGCGGCGCCGCCGATTCCGGCAATACCGCCTATTCCACCGGTTCCACCTACGTGCTGGCTTCCCTGCCTTCCACGGCGATGGTTCGGAACGTGCTGCTTTCCTGCGCCGCCCTCACGTCGGGCGTGGTGAGCATCGGCGTCGGCCGGAACACGAAGGACAGCGGCGGCACCGCCTACCCGCTCGCCATCGGCTCCACGGCGACCGCCCTGTTCGCCTCGGCGCAGTCGGTCGCTTCGGCCCTGTCGAAGTCCAACGTGACCAACCAGTCCGGCAACTACACCGTGACCAAGCAAGAACAGCCGCTGTGGCAGGCGGCCGGCATGTCCGCCGACCCCGGCGGCACGCTGGACATCATCGTCCTCGTGACGACCGCGCTCGCCGCGGGCGGCCTGCTCGGGCTGGAAGTCCAGTACGTCGACAACGGCGCCTGATTCCTTGGGCGAAGGGCATTCCCCGGGCTTCGTGCCCGGGGCTTTTTGAAAGGCTGACACATGGCAACCCGTGTTTATCGATGCAACCCCCAGGACAGTGACCACGATGTCACAGAAGCGGCCGGCGCCGCGACCACGAAGCGAATCGAGGTGACGGTCGATTGGGACTCCCTGGCCTCCGACGGGCTGTCCGGCCAGCAGGCACGCCTCCAGGCGCTTGCCGCGTTGGAAAAGATTTCCGCCTACATCGAGACGCTGGGCAAATACAACGTCGTTGCCTGATGAGGCCCCGCCATGGCCTCTCAGGTCGATGTCTGCAATAGGGCGCTGACCAAGCTCGGCGCCGCACGGATCACGGCCCTGACCGACAATTCGAAGTCGGCCCGGGTCATGTCCTCCCTGTGGGAAACCGTTCGCCGGTCGGAACTGAGGAAGCGGAATTGGGGGTTCGCCATGTCCCGCGACTCCCTACCGGCATCGGCCACGGCGCCCAGGTGGGGATTTGCGAATGCGTTCCCGCTGCCGTCTGACTATCTCCGGCTTGCCCAGGTCAATGACACCTTCGTGGTGCCGTCCTTGTCCGACTATCGGCAGGAGGATGATTCCGGATGGGCTATCGAGCGCGTCGGCGGCGTGCTCTGCGTCTGCTGCGATTTCGATGCGCCGCTGAAAATCCGCTACGTCGTGGATGTGACCGATCCCGGCGCATTCGATGCGCTGTTCGTGGAGGCACTGGCGTCGAAGCTCGCCTACGAGGCGTGCTACGAGATCACGCAGAGCAACCAGGGCCGGGAGGCAATGGCGGCGGACTACAAGGCGGCCATTTCCGACGCGGCCCGGAATAACGCCATCGAACGGGCGCCGACCGGACTGCCTGACGATAGCTGGATGCTCGGGCGGCTCTGATGTCCCGCGCTTCCCCGCTCCTATCCTCGTTCAACGCCGGAGAACTATCGCCCCGCCTGGGTGCCCGCGTCGACGTGGGCAAAGTGGCGTCCGGCTGCAAGGTCATGGAGAACTACATTCCCATGATCCAGGGCCCCGCCATGCGCCGTTGCGGGACGCGGTTCATTGCCGAGGTGAAGGACAGCACCGCCCGGACATGGCTGGTCCGCTTCGAGTTCAACGTGCAGCAGGCATACGTCGCGGAATTCGGGCATCTCTACATCCGCTTTTACACGCAACACGGGCAATTGCTGGCGACCGGCGCCGCGGCCTACGCCGGGGCCACGACTTACGCGCTGGATGATTACGTCACGTATGGCGCGATCACCTATCGATCTCTGCAGGCCGGCAACGTGGGCCACCAGCCGGACATTTCGCCCGCATGGTGGTCGGCTCAGTCCATCTATGAGATCACCTCGCCCTATTCCGCGTCGGATCTGACGGCCTCGGATGGCACGTTCAACCTGCGCATCGTGGAATCCGCGGATGTCCTCTACCTCTGCCACGCGAGTTACGCGCCGCGCAAGCTTTCCAGGGTGTCCGCGACTTCGTGGAGCCTTGCCACCCTGACGCCGACCGGAGGCCCGTTCAAGGACGTGAACACCACGACCACGACCGTCTACGCGAGTGCGCAGACAGGTTCCGTCACCGTGACCGCATCGTCGGCCATCTTTACGTCGGCCATTGTCGGGAGCCTGTTCTACATCGAGCGGAACACCGCGGCGAATATACCGATGTGGGTGGCAGCAACAGCGGGCATTGCAGCAGGCGCTCGGTGCAGGGCGGACGGCCGGACATACACTACGGCAGCGGGAGGGACAACCGGAAACGTGATGCCCACCCATACCGAGGGATCGATGCGCGATGGGGTGTCCAATGTAATCTGGACGTATGAGGACCCCGGGTATGGATACGGGATCATCACGGCATACACGGACTCAACGCACGTCACCATGACTGTGATCGATGCAATCCCCTACAACGCCGTTGGTGCCGGGCAGGCAACAACGAAATGGGCGTTCGGCGCGTGGTCAGGCGTGGAGGGCTGGCCGGATCAAGTGACGTTCTACAAGGAGCGGCTGACCTTCGCCAGGGGGCAACACGTATGGATGTCTCAGTCCGGCGACTACGAGAACTTTCACAGCAAGGACAAGGGTGGCCTGGTGGTTGCCGATTCGGCGATCAGCATTCAGGTGCAATCCGACCAGGTCAACAACATCCGCTGGATGATGCCGTTCGACTCGCTGCTGGTGGGAACCGCCGGTTCGGAGTTCGCCGTGCAACCGTTGACGCTGAATCAGGTGTTCGGCCCGGACAACGTAACCGCGCCGCCGGTCTCCGGGTTCGGCAGCAAGTGGATCATGCCGGCCCGCGTCGGGGATTACATCCTCTTCGTGCAGCGGTCCGGAATCAAGCTGCGCGAGATCAATTACGACTTCTTGTCGAACAAGTTCGTTAGCAAGGACAAGACTGTACTTTCCGACCACATCACGCAAGGCGGCTTGATCCAACTGTCCTACCAGCAGGAGCCATATTCGCTGGTATGGGCTTCCCGGGTGGACGGGCACCTGATCTGCTTCACGTACAACCGCGAGCAGGAGGTGGAAGGGTGGAGCCGGCATCCGCTCGGGGGCTCGGGGATCGTGGAAAGCATCACGACCATTCCGAACCCGGATGGCGATTGCGATGATCTATGGATGATCGTCCGCCGCACCATCAACGGCACGACCAGGCGATACGTTGAGTATCTCGAGGTGGAGCGCATCCCCGGTTCGGATGTGGAGGACGCTTTCTTCGTCGATTGCGGGCTCACGTTGAACAACACCCAGGCGGCGACTCTGACGCCTGCGGCAACGGCCACAGCGGACCATTCGACGGGTGTCGTTTTCACCGCGGGTTCGGCTATCTTTGCGGCGGGCGATGTGGGAAAGGAGATCCACTACCGCTACACCACGACAGCAGTCGATGAGTCAGGGATTTCGCAGACGGCTTACAAGACGGCAAAAGCCCTGATCACCGGCTACACGGATACGACCCACGTTACATGCACGATCAATGCCGCGTTTCCCAGTACCGCGACCATCGCATCAGGCGGATGGCGGATGACCGTGACCAGTATCTCAGGACTTTCCCATCTGGAGGGGCAGACCGTGCAGGTGTTGGCCGACGGCGGGAGCCATCCGGATTGCGTGGTGTCCGGAGGATCGATCACCCTGAATCGCCCGGCAAGCAAGGTGCAGGTCGGCCTCTCTTGCCCTGCCAAGCTTCAGACGATGCGGCTGAACGCGGGCGGCAACGACGGCACAAGCCAGGGCAAGACGGCCCGGATAAACAAGGCCGTTGTCCGGGTCCATGAATCGCTCGGGCTCAAATTCGGCCACCGATTCGACCAGTTGGACGAGGTGGATTTCCGGACGCCGCTGATGGACATGGACGCCCCCCCCGATCTGTTCTCCGGCGATCTGGTGTTGGATTGGCCCGGCGAATACGACACGCACCCGTGGCTGTGCTTCCAGGCTGACCAGCCGTTTCCGAGCACGATCATCGGCGTGGCGCCGACCGTGAGCACATACGATCGTGGATAGGCCCACCATCCGCCCCTTCGTTCCTGCGGACGTGGAACGCCTGGCGATTCAGCCGGCGCAATCCCACCTCGGTGAGTTCCTGAAACATCCCGGCTATCTGGAGGCACTGGCGCGCGGGGACGCCTGGACGGCCGAGACCGGCGACCGGATCATCGGGTGCGCCGGCATTGTCATGATCGGCCTGCATGGGACGGCGTGGGCCATGCTCGCACACGATGCCGGGAGGTTCTTCATTGCCATCCATCGGGCCGCGAAGCGCCTGCTCGACTCCTGCCCGGCGCGGCGTATCGAAATGCATGTCGACGTCAATTTCGAGGAGGGCCACCGATGGGCGCGGCTGCTCGGATTCCAGCAGGAAGCGCCGCGGCTTCGTGCGTGGTTGCCGGATGGCGGGGACGTGAGCCTTTACGCGAGGGTCAGATAATGGAAGCGATAGCAGCAATTGCCACGTTCGCCGCTGAGAATTCCGCCCTGCTGACCATCGCCAGTATGGGCATGCAGGCCATTGGCGCGATCCAGCAGGGGAACGCCCGGGCGGCGCAGTACGAGCAGGAGAAACAGGCGCAGGAACGTAATGCGCAGATCGCGCAGGAGAACGCCAACATTGCGGCGCGGCAGGGCGCCGCGAACGAGGAAGCGCAGCGGCGGAAGGCGGCGATCATGGCCGGCGAGCAGCGAGCCGCCATCGCGCAGGCCGGCATCGGCACGAGCGGAACGGCGACGGACCTGATAGAGCAATCGGCGTCCCTGGCTGAACTGGACGCGCTGAACATCCGCTACAACGCCAGCCTGCAGCAAGCGTCCTACCTGAACCAGGCCGGACAGGCATCGTGGGCGGCCGAGAACGCAGGCGCGAACGCAAGCACGGCGCGCACGGCCGGATGGCTCAATGCCGGGGCTTCGGTGCTGTCCGGTCTTGGCGGGTACGCCCGCGACCAGAATGCGTTGAATGCTGCCAGAAAAGGCAACACGATGCCTTACGGGTGGACATGATCCATGATCAAGATTCCGACCTACGACCAGCAGACCAGCGCACGCGGGGAGCTTGGCGGGCGCTTCCAGGGCGGCCCCGTCGAATCGACCGGGCAGGCGCTGACCAACGTCGGCCAGGGATTCGAGAAGATCGATCAGGCCGTCACGCAGGGGCAGGTCTATGAGGCCCGCCTGCTGGCCCAACAGCAACGAGCAAATGACGATTTGACCGCGCTTGCCAACGTGTCGAAAGCGCATCTGGATTTGATGCAGCAGGTAGAGACCCTGCGCGGGCAGGCGAAGCCCGGCGCTTTCGGTTTTGCCGGCGATGTCGGGAAGATGGTTGAGGATTACGTCGCCAAGGCGTCCGAGCAGGGCGGAACCGAGTATTACCAGCAGCAGTTCAAGCGCCACATGTTGCCAGTGGCGTCCTCGCTCATGTCCTCCGCGCTGGGCTATGAAGCACAGGAGGCCCGCGGGCACCGGCTGGCGCAGGTGGATTCCGCCATCGCCGACGGCGAGCGGCTGGTGGCGCAGAACCCGGGCGCCACGGAGATAGCCCTCGGGCGGATCACGTCCATGCTGCCGCCGGATTCCGATAACCCCTTCGGAGTCCTCCCGCATGACCGCGACAAGGTGATCGCGGTGGCCCGGCACAAGATCGTCAATGCGGCGATCAACGGATGGATTCTGCGCGACCCGATCACCGCGGACGGCGTGCTGAACAAGACCGAGAATCCCTCCGCGCTACTCACGCCGGGCGAGGACGGGAAGCCTGTGCAGGTGCGCATCAATGGCGCCGATTTGCCCATCAACCTCGGCACGCCGGAGGACCTGGCCCACTGGCGGGCACTGGCCCGGGCCGAGGCGGAGCGGGTCGGGTCGAACGTCCGGCACGGACTGGACGTGACCTATACCGACCACATCGCGATGTACAAGGATGGGCTGCAGCCGCCGACTCCGCTGACCCGACAGCAGATCGAGGGGGCCTACGCGAAGAACCCGGCCGAGGGCAAGGAGAAGGCGGACACCTACGAGGACGCGCAACGGTTCGCCGGCAACATCGCCGGGTTCCGCGCCATGCCCACGACGGAGCTTATGGGCTACCTCAACAAGAAGCCTGATGCGACCTCCACCAACTACGCCCGGGAGGAACGCCTTCTGGCGGCGCAGGGCCAGGCCGCGGCGCACATCATCAAGCAGCGGTCCGACGATTTCATCGGATGGGCGGCCACGAATCAGATGTGGAACGGCAAGCCGATCAACTGGGCAGACCCGAAGTCGGTCAATGACGAGATGCGCAACCGGGCGCAGATCGGCGCGACGGCGAGATCCTGGGGGAATGGCTTTCAGGTGTTGAGCAAGGCCGAGGCCGACCAGCTCGGCGACTACCTGTCGAACATCCAGCCGCAGGACAAGGCCCGGCTTCTGGCGCAGATCGGCACCGCCGGAAAGGGGGATGCGCTGGTCGCCATTTCCCGGCAACTGGAAGAGAAGGGGCGGCAGGATTATGCCGTTGGCGGAATGCTCGCCATTCATGACGAGACCGTCGCTAGGAAGTTCTTCGAGGGCATCCAGGCATTGCAGGAGAACAGGGCGAAGATCGACAAGGCGGCCGAGACCGGCACGAACGCGGAGATTTACAACGAGATCAAGGGCGCCTATTTCTCCAACCGCGGCGAGCAGGCGGCGGCCCGGGCGGCGTTCGGTATCTATGCCGGGCAGAAGGCGGACGGCAAAGACGACGTGGGCGCAGCCGTGAATCTGGCGACCGGCGGCATGGTCAATATCAACGGGCAGAAGATCCCCAAGCCATTCGGCTGGTCGGACTCCCTTTTCAGGGACGTGATGAGCCGTGCCACGGTGCCGGCGGGAGATTACATCGCCAACGGCCACGCGCTCAATGCCGATCAGGTCAACGCCATGCTGCCCGGCGCGCAGTTCGTGAGCTACGGCGACGGCACCTATGCCATACGTTCCGGGCAGGGCTACGTCATGGACAGCCGCGGGCAGGTCGTCACGATCAACGCGACCGGACTGCGACCGAAGGATGCGCAGCCGACACCGGCCGGTGTGGTAATGCCGGCGGCCAAGGACGCCAAGGCCGGCAAGCGGCCATTCTGATATGTGGGACGAACTCTACGCCCGGGAACGAGAACTGCAGGCGGCAGCGGCGGCCACCAGGCCGGCGGCTCCGGAGCCTGAGCCCGGATTCTGGCGCGGCGTAGCGAAGGCGACCGGCGCCGGCATCATGTCCGGCGGGGCCAAGGCGGCGCAACTGGTCGGCGTGGCGGGCTCCGTGATCCCCATCGCCGCAGACACCTTCCTGGGCGCGGACAACCTGACCGGTGAATCCCTGGCCGATGGCTACTTCCGGCGACTGGACGAAATCACCAGCCGGGCCGTCGAATATTGGAGCTTGCCGGCGGATGGCGTCGGGACCGCGGGCCGAATCCTGCATGGCGTCGGGGAAATGGCGCTGCCGCTGATGGCGACCGGAGGGAATCCGGCCCTGTTCGCGGCTTCGCAGGGCATGAACACCGGCATGGAGATGGTGCGCAAGGGCGTTGATGCGGACACGGCCGGCGCGCTTGCCATGGTCAATACGGCAGCGGCCGGCGCCGGCATGATGATTCCGGCCGCCATGGGTGCGAGCCGCGCAATGTCGGCCGCCATCGGGGCCATCGTCAATCCAACCATGGGCGTGGCAGATCGCGCCGCTACCCGGGCGATTCTCGAGCACCAGAACTATCCGGCGATTGCTGCCCAATACCGCCCCTTCGATCCGGAGGCGATGGCAACGGAGGCAATCATCGGCGGCATTTTCGGGACGCTGTTCCACGGCGCCGGCCCGAAGGAAGGGAAAGGCAAGCGCCCGCTGACGCCGGACGAACAGGCCGCCTTGCTGACCAAGATACACGCCGACACGCGCGAGGCCGACACACTGGCGAAACCGGGCGACATTGCCGCGCAGAACGCCGGCCGAGAGGCCCAGGCCCTCGCGATGGCGCAGATCGATGCGGGCCAGCCGGTGAGCGTGGCGCATCTGCTGGCTCCAGACGCGCCGACCGTGGAGGCGGCGAGGGGGACGGCATTCGAGCGCCTGACCGAACGGATGCGGGCGGAACTGACGGCGGAAGCTGGCAATCGTGCGGAACCCGGTGAAGTTCCGCGCATGAAGCAGGAACGCGCCGAGATAGACCGGGAACTGGAACGACTGCAATCCGAACAAGCCTTCAAGGAGGAAGCGAAGGCCCAGCAGAAACAGGGCCTCTCGCGCAAGGAAGCCGAGAGCGCGGCGCGCAAGGCCATTGCCGACCGGATCGACGATCTGCAGGCCCGCGGCCAGCGCCTGGACAACATGCTGGAGACCAACCGCCGCGCCGCCCAGGCAGAGCAGGACCTCGCCGCGCTGAATCGCGGAGAGATTCCGGCCAGATTCGCAGGCGCTGTCGAGGATGCCGCGCAGGGCATTGTCAGAGGGATGCAGGAAAGACCGATTGCACAAGCCATGCGGTCCATGTTTGAGCGTCGTCCGGAGGTGGCTGGAAAGCCGGAGGCGCCGAAGGGAGAGCCCCGCGGAGAACCCCGCGGAGAGCCAGCGCAGGCCATGGCCGATGCACTGGCGCACGCCGCGCCCGACCGGACAATCCGCATTCAGGACGCTGACGGCGCCATCCGAGACGTGAAAACGTCTGACCTCATGGCCGAGATGGAGCGCGAGTTCGGGAACGACATTCAGGACGCCAAGGCATTCGAGGCCGCGGCAACCTGTTTCCTCATGACGGGGGCTGCAGTATGAGAGCCGCATGCATCACCGCCGTAACCCAGGCCATCGGCCGGTCGCTCAACCAGGCGGAGATTGCCGGGATAGAGGCCCGCATGCGCGGCGCCATGAAGCAGGCGGCCAGGGCGGACATTCCTCCGGCATGGCAGGCGAAGAGCATGCCGCAGCGGCTCGCCGAGGCGGCGCAGATTGCGGCGCAGGACCTGGCCGGAGAGGCGGCGAAGAAGAGGGCCCGCGTTGCGCTGACCATCATGGCGCATGACCGGATCGAAAACGCCTACTCTGCCCAGGTGGCGGCCGGCGTGAAACCGTTCGCCGCGGTGCAGCGCATTCTCGAGAACGTGTCGGCACGGGTGAAGGGCACGGCGAACGAGTATTTCTCCGACCTGCTGAACACGATTCAGGCGGTGGAACCTCGATTCTTCGGCCTGATCGAGAACGCGCAGCATGCCGGAGACTTCGTGCGCGAGGTGTTCGCCCCGGGCAGCAGCGGCAATGCGGCCATGAAGAAGGCGGCGGAAACCTGGCTCAAGACCGTGGAAGCCATGCGAACCCGCTTCAATGCGGCCGGCGGCGACGTGGGGAAACTGGATTATGGCTACCTGCCCCAATTGCATGACGCGGTGCGCATCCTCAAGGCGGGCGCCGATCAGTGGGCCGCCCGCATCCTGCCGATGCTGGATCGCACGCGCTACCTGCACGAGGATGGGGCCTTTCTATCCGACACGGAATTGACGGACGTTCTCAAGGGCGCATGGGAGACGATCACCACGGGCGGACTCAACAAGTTGGAGCCCGGGCAGATCCACGGGTCATCCCTCGCCAACCGCCATTCCGATCACCGGGCGATCCATTTCAAGGATGCGCAGGCGTACATCGACTATCACGCCGAATTCGGCAAGGGCTCCGTATTCTCGGCCATGCAGTCCCATGTCGGCCGGCTGGCCCGGGACATCTCCCTGCTGGAAGAGCTCGGGCCGAATCCGAACGTCCAATTCAGCTATTTCTACGATCTGGCGACGAAATCCGGGGATGTGGATCGGCGCGGGCTCACCGGCAGCATGTGGAAGGTCCTGTCCGGCGAGGCCAACCATCCGGTCGACGTGAAGTTCGCGGAGGTAATGCAGGGCGCGCGGAACATCGCCAGCCATGCGAAACTCGGCTCCGCGCTGCTGTCGTCGCTGAACGACATTCCGACCTACTTCGCCACCCTCGGATTCAATCGCCTGGGATGGTTCGACGGCCTGCGCCGGCTGCTGACCTCGGCCGGCGGCGATCAGAAGGAGTTCGCCAACCGTGCCGGACTGGTGGCGGAATCGCTGATCTCCGACATGAACCGATGGGCCGAGGGCAACCTCGGGCACGGATGGACCGGCAAGCTGGCAAACGCGACCATGAAAGCGTCCCTGCTCGAAGGCTGGACGGACGCCATCCGCCGCGCCACTTCCACGATGATGATGGGCGCCTTCGGCAAGCTCTCCCGGCTGGACTGGGCCAAACTCGAAGCCGGCGACAAGTGGCGGATGGAGAACCACGGCATCACCGAAACGGACTGGAACGTCTATCGGCTGGCGAAGCCGGAGGACTGGAACGGTTCGCAGATGCTCACCAAGGACGCGATCCGGGCCATTCCGGACGCGGACCTGCAGGCGGCGGGCCTGACCAACGCCGACCGGAACCGGGCGCTCTCGCGCCTGCTCGGCGCCATTGTCGATGAAGGAGAACATGCCTCCCTTGGACAGTCGCTGAAGGCCCGGGCGATCACGTCGGGGGCCGCGCAGAAAGGCACGCTGGCCGGAGAAATCTGGCGTTCGGTGATGCTGTTCAAGGGTTTTCCCATCGCCATGATCACCCGGCATTGGGGGCGCACGGCGGACCTGTGGGCGCATGGCGAGAAGGTCTCGGCCCTGAAATACTCGGCCGGCCTGATCTCCGTGCTGACCATGTTCGGCGCGCTCTCCCTGGAGATGAAGGACCTCGCCGCCGGCAAAGACCCGCGCGACATGGACCCGGAGAGCAGGCACGGCGGAAAGTTTTGGGCCGCGGCATTCTTCCAGGGCGGCGGCGCCGGCTTCGCGGGAGACATCATCTATCAGGCCATGGGCGGCGGGCAGTCGCGGGGCGGTACTTCCACGGCAGCGAACGTGGCGAGTTCTATCCTCGGACCGGTGTTCGGATCGGTCGGCGAGCTGGCGGACGTGACCCTTGGCAACGCATCCAGGGCCATGCAGGGCAAGCAGACCCACACGGGGGCGGAGGCCGTGAAGTGGTTGCGCGGCAACCTTCCCGGCGCCGGCTTCCTGAATCTCTGGTATGCCAAGGCGGCGGTCGATCATGCCGTCATGAATGACCTGATGGAATACCTATCTCCCGGCTACCTGTCGCGCATGCAGGAACGGGCGGCGAAGGATTGGGGTTCGCATTACTGGTGGAACCCGCGGGAGGGCCTGCCGCAGCACGGCCCGGACATCATGCGCGCTTTCGGAGGCTGACCCCATGACCGTTTCTTCGACCAACGCCCGGATTTCGTACAACGGGGATGGCGTTTCCGTCAATTTCGCCACGCCCTATTTTCTGGTGGATGCAGACATCAAGGTCTATGTCGGCGGCGTCCTCAAGACCTTGACCACGGACTACACGCTGACCGGCGCGGGCACCGAAAGCGGCGGGACGTGTTCATTCCTTTCCGCCCCGGCATCGGGAACCGGAAACGTCGTGATCCTGCGCGACCCGGATCAACTGCAATCGACCGACCTGCCGAGCAACGACCCGTTCCCGTCGTCCAGCGTGGAGAAGGCATTCGACAAGCTGACGATGCTTGTGCAGCGGTGCCGGGACCTGCTGGGGCGCTCATTCACGCTGCAGGACTCGGACACGTCTGGGGCAAGTGTGACAATGCCAACGCCGACGGCCGGGAAACTGCTGGCATGGGCGTCCGATGGCCTGAGCATCGTCAACTCGTCCCCGACTGGGGTAGTGGCTGGAAGCATCACGGCAACCGAACTTGCTTCCGATGCCGTCGAAACCGCGAAGATCAAGGACAGCAACGTCACCAACGGGAAGCTCGCCGGAAACGCCGTAACGCTGGAAAAGACGGACGCCGCTGGCTTGCAGCCGATTGTCGTATTGCGGGACGAAAAAGCATCCGGAACTTCTGGCGGAACATTTAACAGTGGCGCGTGGCAGACCCGGGATCTAAACACCAAGGCAACGGACACGCACTCTATCTGCGCGCTTGCTGCCAACCAGTTTTCATTGCCGGCCGGGACATATGAAATCCACGTTCGCGCCCCGTGCTTTTTGACGGCGCAGACAAAAGCAAAGTTGCGCAACGTGTCGGACGGATCAGACACCATTATCGGGGCAAGTGGTTATGCCTATGGCGCAGCAGGCGGGGATGCAATTTCATCGACTGTGGATGGTGTCTTCACGATTGCATCGAGCAAAACGTTCGAGGTGCAACACAGGTGCTCCACAACAAGCACCGTTTCTGGATTTGGATATGCCGACGGATTCGGCGTTGTTGAGGTGTACACGGAGGTTTTCATCCGAAAGATTGCATAGAAAGGAGGTGAGGCCACATGACCAGCCTGCAACCAGTATCGGTGTTTAGCCAGGGATCGAACGGCACGGAATCACTTGGGGAGTTCTATTACAACCCGGAGAGTCCGGACATGCTGTTCCAGTTCCATGGCGATGGAATACCGAGCATCCTTGCGGCTTCCATGATGTAGCGGGGACGCGCATCCGCAACCACACGCGAACGCAGTGCCAAGCCCTTACAAGAGGGCTTGCCAGTGCGTGACGAAAGGACACTGCCATGACCGAAGAAGAAAAACGGTTCTTCCAGGAAACTCTATCCGGCGTGATGGCCGAGCATCTCCGGTCCATCGCTCCAGACCCTGACAGGCACAACAAGGAACACGACTTCATCGGAGCGCTGATGGAGCGGGAAGCACGGCGGGCCGCGGTGCAGCAGGCGATCATCGAGAAGAGCCTTGCCGGCCTCGTCTGGTCCGCGCTGGTCGGTGTTGGCCTTGCCGTGTGGCAGTACCTCAAGGACCATATTCGATGATCTCCGCTTCCCTGATCTCCCACATTGCGCCGGCCTGCAAAGATCCGCAGGGATGGGCTCCCGTTCTGGATGACGCCGCATGGGAATGGCGGATCAACAGCCCGCAACGGGTGGCGTTCTGGCTGGCGCAGATTGCGCACGAATCCTCCCAGTTCAACAGGCTTGTCGAGAACCTCAACTATTCGGCCGAGGGACTGATGCGCATGTGGCCGTCCCGGTTCAAGGGCGTGGCGCACGAGTACGAGCACCAACCCGTCAAGATCGCTAATCGGGCCTATGCGTTGCGATGGGGAAACCGCGACGAGGAATCGGGCGACGGGTGGCGCTACCGCGGGCGTGGACTGATCCAGGTAACGTTCCACATCAACTATCTGAATTGCGGAGACGCGCTGAGGGAGGATCTGCTGTCGAATCCCGAAAAGCTGGAGACGCCCATTCTTGCCGCGCGCTCTGCCGGCTGGTATTGGGGATCGAATGCGCTTCACAGGTACGCGGATCAGGGTGATTTCCGGGGGCTGACCAGGGCTATCAACGGCAGCGAAACGGGCATGGAAGAGCGGGAGCAATACCTCGCCCGGGCGCTGGAGGCGCTGGACGTGGACGGGTGCGTGGGATGAAAGCCAGGCTCGACGGGCTGCTCGGCTTCATCAACGACAACGCGATCATTCGGCGCCTGGTGTTGTTCGCCGCCATCGTCATGACGTGGCGGGTGACGGCTTCCGGGGTGCAAATCGGGTGGGAGTGGCTGCACATGGCGCCGGCCATTCGCCCGTCCGGTGTGGAACTGGCGGCCGTGGTGGCGGCCGTGACGGCGCCGCTGACGCTGTTTACCGGCTCCGTGTTTCGGGCCTACGTGGAGGGTAAAGCGCAATGATCGGACTGCTGACTGCGGTAGTGCCCGGCTGGGCGAAGTGGGCGGCCATCGCGTTGGCGGCTCTCGCCATGGTGGCGTTCGGCTACGTGCGCGGGATCGACCATGCCGAGGATCGGCACGCAGTATTCGTGGCCGGCGTGGCGAAGGCCGGCGCGGAACAGGCAGCGAGAACCGGAGCTACGATCAGGAAACAGCGACAACTGACGGAGGACACCCGCAATGGATACGCTCAAGGTCTTGATGCTCTGCACCGCTATTACGCTGGCCGGCTGCGCCAGCAACCTGGTCCCGGTGGCTGCGCCATGCCCGCCGTTCCCGGAGCCGCCGCAGGAACTGATGCGCGACCCGCCGACGCTGGATCTGGTGCCGGAGAACATCAGGCCGCGGGCGACGACCTGATGGAGCGGTGCGCGCAGACGACCCTGCAGTTCCTGACCCTGCGCCAGTGGGTGGCGGGGCAGTCGGCAGTATGGCGCTGACTGTGGCGTAGCAAGGCGGGTTGTGGCGTAGCGGGGCGGGGTTTCGCCATAGGGCCGAGGTGTGGCGCAGGGTGTGCCAGGTAGCACCCTCGATACCGGCGCGGGCCTCGAGGGTGTTTGGGTGGAGGCCGACGAAATCGGCGGCAGCATCGAGGTTAAGGGATCTCACGCCACCCCCTCGAACAGGTCTCCCATGGCCAAACCTGCCCGGCGCGTCGCCGCCGCGTTTCGCTGCCGCATGTCCTGGTCGTGCCGGTTGTGGCACCGCTGGCACAGGTGGGCGAGGTTATCCAGATCGCAGGCTTCCGGCCGATGATCATGGACATGGGCCACCGTCAGTACGATGCGGATGATGCGCAGTACATGGGTCGCACCGCGGCCGTCCAGGCATGCCCCATCGGTCCCAGGCTTCGGCCACTCCAGGCGCAACTTCTTCTCTCCCAGCGGCATCGCCCGACAGAACTCCCCGCTGGGCGTCCGTCCGCCCAGGGCATGGTTCTCCACCCCGCACCACTCGCACCGATTGCCCGATCTGGCGCGGATGTGCTCCCGGATCTCTGGCCAGTTGGCGGGGTAGCGGCGTCGGTTTTCGGGCTTGATGGGCATCAATTCACCTGCGAGGAAAGCCGCGGCAACGACTTCCGCAACCCCGAGAGGATTTTCGACCACCCCATTCGGCGCTTCCATTCCTTGCCATCTGCGACGACCCGATAGCAATCAATCCGGTTCGTGCGGTGTAACTCAAGGACGTGGACGCGGTGCCCGAAGTCGAAGTCTTCGATCACGATCCGGCGGCGAAGTTCTGGAAGTGACGGAGGATAGTTCGGCGTCGGACCTTCGATGCGTCGTGCGGCCCGAGCCTCGCGCATCTTGGCAAGGGTTTCGGCGGATCGCTTGGTCACTCTGTAAGCCATGGTCTACCTTGCACGCTCCGGCTATTCCTTGTTATGCGCCGCTAGTTCAGCGTCTATCGCTGCGTCCAGTTGGTCGGCGCGCAGCGTGTCGCCAACGCCGTTTATTACGCTCCAATGCTGGCCGCGCCGCAGCAGTCGGTAACGTTCGGCATCTTTCGCTTGATCTGCAAAAGTCGGCGCTGGTGGGGCGGCAGGTTCTTCGTCGTAAATCGGCTTCCCGCAGCTATCGCACTGATTCCAGTCCGTTTCCTCAATGCTGTGGCCGGCGCTGCAATTGCAAAACGGTTCGTCGCCTTCTTCGTCCTGCATGGCTTCGTCCATACCGCGCCAGTAGTCCTCTTCGGTCATGCCTTCGCAGTCATCAACCAAGTTCGGGCCTATTGCCATTTCTTTCTCCTTTCTTCGTTGCGCCGCATAACCCGGCGCTCAAGCGGGACCGTCCGCAAGCGGCCGGCCCCTTAGCTCTGCGTTCGGCGTCTTCATGCGCTCGGACACCATGAGTCAAGTTCGCGGTCTTCGGCAGGCTTTATATTCATTGCCGTTTCAGCCGCCAGCTTTGCTATCACCACTTCTTCTTCAGTCAGGCGGGCATGCGTTCCAATCCCAAGCGCGCGCCTTATCGGTTGGCCAACCGGACTGCTACCCCCTTGGCTGTGGTACAGCGCCCAAAGCAACAATCCCCGAAGTTGCTGGTTTTCTTTTTTCAGGTGTTCCATTTCTTTCTCCGATCAACAATCCGCCGAACCCGGCAGTCGAGAGGGAGCCTCCGGCGATAAGGCCGCCTCCGGCCCCCTCACTTTTGCGTTATGCCTCAAGGTCGCCGTCCCGCCAGCGCCGACCTTTGATGGCGTTGGCTGCATGCACTCCCCGCATTCGTGGTCGCTGCATGCGCATGGGCCAACCTGAACCAATTTCACATCTTCCGGCAGCGGTGCAGTCACATCGCCACTTAGAACCCTGTTGATCGTGTGCCTTGCCCTGCTCTGTGCCCACAAAACAAACTCGTAGGCGCATCGCCGCGTGTCCGGGTCAAACTCTCGCCACTCTGCCGTGGCGATGTTTTCCAGTTCTTCCATCAGGGCGTCTTTCTGCCGCTTGAGTTCTACAATTTCCTCGTCGCGGGGTTTCAGCATTTCAGCCACCAGTGCCGGGTTCATGCGTCAGCCTCCTCGTCTTCCTCGCCGCCAATGAGTGCTTCAATGGCTTCGCAGCCTTCGTTCCATAGCGCAAGATCAACGACCATCACTGCGCCGTCCTCGCCTTCCATCTCTTCGCCGTTGTGGAACATCTTTGCTATTGTGTTCAGTGCTTCGTCTTTGTCCATTTCCCGTCCTTTCGTTGTCAAAGGCATAACACGTCGCTCAAGCCGACCTGCCGCAAGAGGCGCGGCAGGCGCCTCATTTCGGACGTTAGGCCGCATGGTCCTGCTCCGTGAGCACAACGTCCCCGCGCCCCATCACATTCCCTGCCGCAGCCCACCGCATCACTTCGCCAATAGTCGTCTCTGGCGTTACGGCGAGCGTTCTGGTTCTCGCTACCGAGTCATAGTCCGCAGACACCTGCACCCACACCGTCTGCACCACAACAAGCGGCCTAACATTTACGTCAACCGGACCTTGCGCAATAAGCTCTTTCATTTGTCATTCTCCTGTGCCGGCGCAAGGCCGGTTACGTCAGCGTTCGACCCCATGAGCGGCGGCTCCATGTCGCCGGCCCACTCCATGCAATCATCGCCAAGCCGAAACTCCGCAACTTCATACGCCCTGCCAGCGGCAGACTTCAGCGCCCCGCGCAGGCACTCGATGCGGTGTCGCATCCGCTTGTTCTCCTCGCGCAGCTCGCGCAGGCAATCCGGGCATCCCCATACGCCTGGCTTGTCGTCCCCGTGTAGCTTGCAGGTCTTCCAAGTCATGTGGTCGAACTCTCCATTCCAGCGGGACCGCCTGCCGGCGGCCCCTGAATTACGACGTTAGGCATCGTATGCCTTTACCAACTCATGCCAATTCGCCAGCGACAATCGCTCTGTCGGAATCGGGCCGTCAGTGGTATGAATCAAGTCCGCGAACGGCTTAATGGCGTCTCGCAGTCTATTTACCTTGGCTTCCAGCGCAAGTTCTTTCCCGGTGGTTGCGCGGGTAACTTGCGAGAGTTCCAAGAACAGCTTGTCGATCGTTTCGGTTTCCATTGTTATCTCCGTTGTTGCCGCTGCCTAACTTTTCATTCCACCGGACCGCTGCGCGGCCGGTGAATTCAGGCGTTATGTTTCACGAGCGGCCTTAATCTTCGCCCGCACCCATGATGCCCCGCCAAGCCGTTTGCACTTATCCCACTCTTCGTCTGTCATCCTCACAGGGCGGGACTTCATCAACTCGCCCGTTTTCGCCAAGGGCTTTCGCCCCTGGCCCCTACCTGGTCCGCCTTGCGTTGCCATCATGCAAACAGCGCCTCGATTTCGCGCCCCGCTGCGGCCTTTTCAATCGCCTTCGCGGCAGCCTTGGCGGCGTGGCGCTCGGCCTGCTCAATCATTTCCTTAGCCTCTGCAACGGAAATCTTTTCCAGCCCGTTGTGTGGAACAAACTTGTAAAGCTGCGTCCCGGCCTGGTTCGCCAGAATGTAGGCATCCGGCAGGTAATCGCCGGGGGTAGCAATCGCCGCCTTCACGGCCAGCGAGAGAAACCCGACTTTTACCGTTGCCCCAACTTTCCAGTTTTGCTTGCTGTTCTTGACCATGATTTGCTCCTCTGTTTGGTTACTGTGATTCAATTGTATATGCGCAATCAAACAGAGTCAAGGTATTTTTGCATCTGCGCAAAGAAACCTAACACGTCGCTCAACCGGACTGGCGATAATGCCGCCAGCCGGTTAGCTAGGCGTTGGGCGGCTCGTCAGGGTCGCGGAAAATGTGCTTTCCCTGCGCGTCGTAATAGAACGGCTCGTGGAAGTCTCCGTCGTCACACTTCGGGCAGACTATTTCGAGTCGCACCGCTTCCTGATAGTCATGCTTTTGACGATCTGTGTCCTGAGACCGCCCGCATTTCGGGCATCGCAGCAAGAGCCGCCCAACCCTACGGTCAACCGGACCGTTGCCGGCGGGGCTGTTCGTGGCCATCTTTACTCTCCTTTCGCCGGCAACGGCCCGTTACCTCGGTGTTGGGCCTCATTAAGCCGCCCCTCTTCCCTGCATGTGGCCGCAACCGTGAGGCGGGGTCGCGTCCGGCGTCCTGCAAAGGCACGTATCGCCCTTGCTGGCCGTCCACTTCCCCATCTTCTTGTTCCACCTTGGCCGGCACTCGAACCAGTGCCAAATGCCGTCGTTGTCGCAGGCCTTCCACCGCGCCCACGGTGGCGCAAATTGGTCCTGCGGGCTCTTCGGATTGTAGTGCATGTGCATAATCATTCCCTCTTTTGGTCGTGAGGCCCAACAACCGCATCGAGCGGACCGGGCGAAAAGCCGCCCGGCCCCTCATGCGTGGCGTTGCTTTCCCTGATCGTCAGCCGCACAACTCCGGCGCCATCCATCACCCGATCCACCGTCACGCGACGGAAGGCTTTGTCGTTGATCCCTGTCGCGTCGCAGACGCCATCTATGCCCGACTTGATCATGGCGAGGAGGTTGTCGGCGTCACGCCACCGCTTATCGGGCATCCGGAATTCGGCGATCAACTCCAGATCCGAACCCGTCAGGCGGGGGCACCGATGAATGCCCCCGGCCGCTTCCACCGTGGTCCAAGCGCAGTCCTGCCGATACTGCCGCGCCACCCGTGCCTTCTCCATCCGATGAACGCGGGCGTTCGGGCTCAGTTCCTTCGGTGGCCATGGAAGGTCGATGACGATCACGGATCAATCCTGTACGCGCACCAAAACGCGATGATGGGGGGCGGAGACATCCAAACCGTTCGCATGGCGTCCGGGTTCGGAGGAGTGCGGCGCAGGCAATCCTCGCAGCCTTCCCGCCATCCCTCGGCATCGCTTCCCACTCCTGGGCAGCGGGCTACGTCGTTCGGCAGAGTCATCGGCACTCCTTCACCATCCGGTCAATGGCATCGCGCAACGTCGGCCATTCCTCCGGGTTGATGGCGATTTTCCCCAAATCAGTCCGCCCGGTTTGCGACACTTCGAGGAATTCCCCGGCCGCCTCCTCGTCAACGATTTTGATTTCCGTCGCGTACTCGGAAAACGTGGGCTGATCCTTCGGCGCTACGAGGATAGACAGCGTTCTGGTTTCGTAGTCCATCACTCCTCTCCCCTCCCTCGCCGGCCAATGAAGGACGCCAATTCGCGCGCCACCTTCTCGCCATAGGCGTCCTTCCACACGGCCACGCACCGCCGCATGTAGGCCGGCGATGCACCGCACGCCAACATGGCCGTGGCGTAATGCTTCAAATGGGTGGAGATGTCAGTCGCCATATTCAACCGCCCGTTGAATTTGCAGGCCGATCCAGCGCATCACCGGCACGGCCATGCTGTTTCCGAGGGCCTTGTAGCGCGGGCCGTCGGGGCAGTCGGTGGCGGGCTTCTTGCGCCACGGGATTGCTGTGTACGACCTTGGAAACCCCTGTAAAAACTCACATTCCTCGACGGTCAATCTTCTGACCTGCATACCTCCGTGTGCTGGTTGGCTTTGACCATGAGTGGGTCGCCCCACTTCTTGAACTGCTAATGTGCTTTCTCTTACTCCGCCTCCTCCGCTACGCAGGTCGTGAGTCACAAACGTTTCCGACTCAAAGTCCCCTTTCCAGCCGCCGCCGGGATGGGCCAGGAGTGCCGGCGCGACCTCGATGGGGCCGCTGGTCCGGTTACCGCCGAAGGCAATCAGGTGCGAGTGGCCGCGGTTGGCGTCCTGCCCGTTGCATCCCTGCAAGCGTCCGAACCTCGCGTCCAGCGTGGCGCAGACTAGGGTATGCCCGTCCTCCCGGTCGATGCCGCCGTCAGAGCTGCGAAGAGCGCGGGCGGGAGTTTCCTCCCCCTGGACTCGGCGCGGCGCAGAATCCCCGCGCAGGCTTTCGGGCTCAAGAAGAATCGGGGGGCGACCGGACCAGTCTCCAGTATCGAGGAGACCGAACACGCGACGGCGCCGCTGCGCCACTCCGAACCACTGCGCGTCAAGCACGCCCCATTCAAGGAGTCCGTTTTCACCCAGCGCCACACCTTCGTTTCCCCAGCCGTCCTCGGGGACATGGAATTCGCCCCCTGCCATTGCTCCAACCACGACAGCAAAGTCTCGGCCGCCGTGCGTCGAAAAGGCCCCGGGGACGTTCTCCCAGAGGAGGAATCGGGCACCGCAAACAGTCCGAGCTGCATGGAATATCCTCAGTTGCTCATGGAACAGGCCGGACCGCTCGCCAGCCAGGCCGGCGCGCTTGCCTGCGACCGACAAGTCCTGGCAAGGCGATCCTCCGACCACGATGTCGATGCGGCCCAAAGCCGCCAGGCGCGCGACCGTGATTCCGGACACGTCGCCCAGGTTCGGCACGTCCGGGTAGTGGTGGGCCAGCACCGCGCACGGGAAGGGGTCGATTTCGGCCACCGCTACGCATTGCCAGCCGAGCGGCTCCCAGGCCACGGTCGCCGCCTCGATCCCGCTAAACAGCGACAGGTATCTAATCGCCACGGAATGCCCGCTTCGGCTTGGATTGCGCCGCCTCGTTGATCGCCGCCCAATCCTCTGGCGCCAAATCTCTGAACCGCGAATGGTGGCCCCGCCATGCCAGCTTGACCGTGCCAGTCTCGCCCATGCGCTGCTTGGCGACGATGGCCTCTGCAATGCCCTTCGGCTCGTCGCGGTAATACTCCTCCCGGAACATCAGGATCACCACATCAGCATCCTGTTCAATGGCGCCAGAATCACGCAGGTCCGATAGCATCGGCCTCTTGTCGCCGCGGTCCTCGACCTTCCGCGAAAGCTGCGACAGACAGATCACCGGCACCTGAAGCTCCCGGGCCAGCAGCTTCAGCGCCCGGGTCACGTTGCTTAGTTGCTCGTTGCGGTTGTCCCCCTTGGCCTCGGTCATCAGTTGCAGGTAGTCGATGACGATCAGCGCCAACGGCGTCTTGCGATGCAGCCGGCGCGCCCTGGCGCGGATTTGCACGACGCTGGTAGCCCGCTCATCGATGTGCATGGGGGATTCATGCATCTTCCCCAGCGCGCCGGTCATCCGGTCCCAATCCTCGTCCTGCAGTTTCCCGGAGCGGATGCGGCCCAGGTCAATCTGCCCCACGGACGCCAGCATCCGGTCGGCCAATTGCTGCCGCCCCATCTCGAGACTGAACACGGCCACCGGCTTCCGCTCTTCCACCGCCACATGCTCGGCGATGTTCATCGCAATCGCCGTCTTCCCCATACTCGGTCGGCCGGCGATGATGATCAGGTCGCCTCCCTGGAGTCCGCAGAGCTTTTCGTCCAGGTCTTTCAGCCCAGTCCGCTGTCCGCTGATCGGGTCGTCCCGCTCGTACCGGACCTCCAGGGCTTCGACGGCCTGGCTCAGGCAGTCGGCCAGGGTCCAGGACTCATCGGTCGTCGGCGCGCTCTTGTCGGCCGCCATCGTCACGGCGTACTCAATCGCGTCCAGACGCTCTCGGGCCGTTTCCGTGCCCATCCCCTCGGCGATGCCCCGGATCGTGTCGCCAAGAGCCCACAGGGCGCGCAGGCGGGCCTTTTCCGCAACGATCCCCGCGTAGCTTTTCGCCATCGCCGCGCCGGCGCTCTCCGCGGCCATGGTGGCTAGGTAGGCCAAGCCTCCGGTCTGGTCAGATTCGTTCGCCGCCTCGATTCGCTCGCCCACGGTCAGCACATCGGCCGGCTTTCCGGCGTTGATCAGGGCCGCCATGTGCGACCAGATCCGCCGATGGTCGTCCCGGTAGAAATCGCTTTCCCGGACGATGGCGCCCACGTCGTCCCATGCCCGATTGTCGAGCAGCAGGCCGCCAATCAGGGATTGCTCGGCTTCGATTGAGCTGGGCGGGATGCGGAGCATTTCGGGGGCGTTCATGCCGTAGCCCTTTCCGCAGCACGCCCGTTCGAGGTCAAGGAAAACTGGTCCGTCGAAACGTCATGGAACCAGAGGTGATACCAGTTCCCTTCGACCGCCTTGCGGAAATAGCCCCGCCAGTCTGATTTCTTTTTCCTGCAATCCACCCCGCCCGGAAGGTGGCGCCGGGAAAACTCGGCCCACGCCAACTGCAAAAAATCAACGGGCAGGCGGATGGACTCGGCGTAGTCGAAAATAGCCCGGTATTCGCTGATCGGCTTTTCCCCCGCAGCTTTGCAAGAGTCCATCCAGGTCTTGAACTCAACCGCTCCACGCTTTCGAGAAGGGGGTAAGGGGGATTGTTTACTATCTTCTCTTCTCTTCTCTTCTCTGGTAGATGCGTTTGTAGATTCACTTGTAGATTCACTTGTAGATTCACCACTATCTACACGAGCACCTTTTTTTGCTCTCCATCGCGCCTGCGCTTCGTTCTTAAGTGCCCGTTTTTTCGCGCTTTCTCCGTTGTGCCTGTCAAAATTCGGGATCGATACAACTACGGCCGTGCTGTCCACCACCAACCATCCAACAGAAACGAGCGCAGCACTCAAACCATCTTGAAAACAAATTGTGTCTATGTCTCTATCTACAACACCATCTACAACACCATCTACAGAAACAGCATCGAACCACGCCCACAACCTGATCAACTTCCCGAGGACGGCATCTTTGTCTATGCCGAGGATTCTCGCCACCCGAAGAATTTCCGGCTTGTCCATCGTTGATCTTTCGATCTTGATCCACTCTCCGGCCATTATTTCCTGCACCCCTGGCAACGTTCGTCTTCCGTCTTCCGGTCATATCGGCACTCCCTGGAAGACGTGTCCTTGTGGAATCGCATGATGTAGGTGCCCATCACGAACGCCTCTCCAGGGATGACGGCAACCTGGTCCTTGACCCAATAACCGACCGTGCGGACGCTGTTGTGGCAGCCGTAGGTCATGCCTGCGGACTCAGGTAGATCGATCGGGGCAGTGCCGAAAGGTCCGGGCAGGCCCACTGTTCAAGAAACCCCCTGTAATCTCGGAGAGGGTCGAACCTGTCGATTGACGTTCGCCTGATTTCCTGCCTTGCCTTCCACTGGCGGACGTATTCCCGGCGTTCCCGTTTTGTTTGCCGGCGCGGCCTCTTTGCATCCGTGCCAATTCCGAGCGACCACACGGCCGCCCAGGTGGCGCGATTTTGCTCGTACATGGCGATGTAAGCGCCGCCAGAGTCGCGAAGTTCCTTGCACAACCGCGAGACGGTCGTCTCCGATACGCCTGTTTCGGTGCAAATCTCAGACACGGACTTGGGGCCTTCCTGAAGCGCCTTGGTCACTTTCAATAAATTGGCGGCCCGCGTTGCCTGCTGCCGATAGTTGCGCCCCATCATTCCTCCAAAACGTAACGAGCATGTTGCCCGGGGTTTCCGGTTGGCGTGCCGTGCGACTCCTTGATCGTGCGGATGGGGTAGCCAGATTCGCGCAAATCCCAAATCCTGGCGCCCAATCGGAACACATTGCGCCGTAGTCCATCGACCGCGGTTATTCCCTTCCGCCCGGCATGCCTAAGCATGCGTAACACAATCTGGTTCTGATTCATTGTTCCACCAAAAAAAATCCCCGGCCCACGTCGGAAAGAGCGTGGGGCCGGGGGAAGTGCCCGCCGTAATGGCGGGTCGGAGGGAGTCATTTCGGGGCATGGTCGCGGACGGCTTTCAGTTTCCCGCGCGTTTCCACCTGCAATTGGCACTGCCATTGCCACGGCACGCCCTTGGTGCGCCATTGTGACATGACTGATTGAACGGTCCCCAATTTGCGCGCCAAATCCACCTGGCGCTTGACCCGATAGTGGGCCGCTATGTCATCGTATCTCATGGCCGAAAGGATATTGCAACGTCGATTCATCCGCCAATTGTTTTTACCTATCAAGAATCAATGTGCGATTCAAAAAGGCAATTAGCAGAAATCGGATAACCGATTAGAATGGGCAACATAAGCAACGTGGAATCCGCCGCCACCATTTACGACGGTTGGCGCCTGACTGTGGGGGGCGGGCCTGTGATGGCAGATCGGAAAGACGGTCCCCTTCCGGGAGGGCACCCCGGACAGTTTCCCCGGCCTAGTCTCCAGGCAGTTTTCGGGGTGGTCAAAACGACGGCTGGCCCGGCCGTGGAGACGGGGCAAAGACAACAGGAGGGAACCATGTTTGAAGGTTATGGCAGCTATATCCGGGAGCGCGATGAGGATCGCGTCCCCACCGCGCAGGAAATCGAGAATTTGGCAGCGCGTCAAAACTACATCGCCGATCGCGCCTGGGAGTTGCTGGGCACCGCCAAGCTGGCCGAGGCGATCCAGGACGACATGACCGGGTTCTTCGGCCACGAGCCGAACGCCATCGCAATGCTGCTGTCCCAGGCCGTCAAGACCGGCGACTGGAAACAGATTACCGACCGCGTCAACGAAATCGCCAAGGAAGTTGCGGCGCGGGAATGGGGGCGGCCGTGAGCCTGACCATGTATCAAAGGCGCCGACTCCACGAGGGTCGGAAATGGCCCGGGCAACCGCGCAAGGGATTTGGCGACTACCTTGCCCGCATCTCCCCAGAAACCATCGCCATGGCATTGGGCGTGGCGGCGGTGGTGTTCGTCGTTGCAGGCGTGCTGGCGATCATCCGGTCTGGAGTGTGGATGTGATCGCCTCGTTCCGCTACTGGTGGTCCAGTTGCCGGCTGGTCTGCCTGGAGCTGGCGATTGCCTTGTACGAACAGGCCCCGCCGCTGTCGCCGGCCTTCGCCCAGGTGCCGGAACTCAAGAGCCGACGCCGGGAAGTTCTGGCGCATCTGCGCGCCATCGAGGATGAGCAGGAATGAACGATCCCTACCTCGACGCCTTCCGCTTCACGATGCACATGGCGATCAAAAAAATTGCAGCCCGGCACTGGCAGGAACTGAGCCGGAAGATCCACTTTACCGCCCGGAGCAATGGGCAAAGGCGCCGCCAGGAACGCGAGCGGCGCGAACGCGAACTCAACGACTGAGGAACCCACATGAACACCCAGGTTGCCGAACTCCGCCCGCAGCAGGGCACTTCCCTGATCGCCAAGATGGCAGCCCGCTATTCGGTGGATGCGTCGAAGATGCTGTCCACCCTCAAGGCTACCGCTTTCAAGGGCGATGTATCCAACGAACAGATGATGGCCCTGCTGATCGTGGCCGACCAGTATCGCCTGAACCCCTGGACGAAGGAAATCTACGCATTCCCCGACAAAAGGAACGGAATCGTTCCGGTTGTCGGCGTCGATGGGTGGGCGCGCATCATCAACGAGAACTCGCAATTCGACGGCATGGACTTCGAGCAGGACGAGGAGCGGTGCACCTGCATCATCTACCGCAAGGACAGAAACCGCCCGATCCGCGTTACCGAGTACCTGTCAGAATGCAAGCGCGGGACGGAGCCATGGAACAGTCACCCGCGCCGGATGTTGCGCCACAAAGCAATGATCCAGTGCGCCCGCATCGCCTTCGGCTTCGGCGGCATTTTCGACCCGGACGAGGCCGAGCGGATCGTGGAGCGCGACATCACCGCCGAGTCGGTGGTGATCGAACCGGCGAATGAAGGCCCACCCCCCTACCCCGCCGCCGCGTTCGCGGAAAACCTGCCAAAGTGGGCCAAGCTGATCAAGTCCGGGAAGAAGTCCCCGGCCGACATCATCGCCATGGCCTCAACCAAGGGAACGCTTTCCGACGAACAGAGGGCCGCCATCAACGCCGCCGGGAATCCAAACGAGCCCACCGTAACGTTCACTGCGGTCGCCGAGGCGATCAGCAAGGCATCGGATGCGGACACTCTGGATGTGGCGCGTGACCTGATCGGTGCCGTGTCCGACGCCGGGCAACGGGCCGAACTGGTCGCCCTTGCCGACCAGCGCGCCGCCGACCTGGACGAATGACGATCAACGGGGCGAAAGTCGGGCTATCAACTGCGTGCGCCCGCTGTTCAAACCTGGCGAGTAGCCCCACCCAATACGGAGGATGAAATGACCTACACCACGCACAACCTGATCCAGGGATCGCCGGAATGGCATGCCCACCGTCGCGACCACTACAACGCGAGCGAGGCCGCCGCCATGCTCGGCATGAGCGAGTACGTCTCACGCTCCGAGCTGGTCAGGCAGAAGGCCACCGGCATCGATCCCGAGCACGACGAACAGACCATGGCCCTGTTCAAGCGCGGTCACGACGCCGAGGCCGCCGCCCGCAAGATGGCTGAGGACTACCTGCAGGAAGATCTCTATCCGGCCACCGTCTCCGCCGTGATCGCCGGCCTGCCGCTGTCGGCCAGCCTCGACGGACTGACCATGGACGACGAAATCGCTTGGGAACACAAACTGGCGAACGCCGACCTGTTCGCCGCCGTGCGGTCCGGCACCATCCCCGAAGCGTATTGGCCGCAGATGGAACAGCAGATGATGATCACGGGCGCCCGGCGTGTCCTGTTCATGGTCAGCGACGGCACGCCAGACCACGTAGCCCATACGTGGTATGACGGAGATCCCGCGCTGCGCGCCAATATCCTCGCCGGCTGGAAGCAGTTCGCCGCCGACGTGGCCGCCTACGTCCCGCAGGAAGTCATCCCGGCCCCGGTCGTCGCCGCGCCGGATGAACTCCCCGCCCTGCTGGTGGAACTGGTCGGCGAGGTCCGCAGCACCAACCTGGCCACCTGGCAGCAGGCCGTCACCGCGCGAATCCAGGCAATCAATACCGACCTGCAGACGGACGAGGATTTCGCTGTCGCCGAGAAGATGGTCAATTTCCTGGACGACAAAGAGAAGAAACTCGAGATCCTCAAGGGCCAGGCCCTCGCGCAGACGGCCAGCATCGACGATCTGTTCCGCACCATCGACAGCCTCAAGGCCGAGATGCGCGCCAAGCGGCTGAACCTCGACAAGCTGGTCGATGCGCGAAAGAAAATCATCCGGGCTGAGATCGTGCAGGAAGGCGTCAAGGCGCTCGCTGACCACATCGCCGCACTGAATGCACAGATCGGCAAGCCGTACATGCCTGCGGTCCCGGCCGACTTTGCCGGGTCCATCAAGGGCAAGAAGATGGTCGCCAGTCTGCGCGATGGCGTCGCCACCGAACTGGCCCGGGCGAAGATCGCCGCCAACGACATCGCCGGCCGGATCACGATCAACCTGGCCACGCTGCGCGAGCGCGCGTACGATCACGCGCACCTGTTCCCGGACACGGCGCAGATCGTCCTCAAGCAACCCGAAGACCTGGCCAGCCTGATCACGGCGCGGATCGCCGAGCACGCCGCAAAGCTGGCGGCCGAGCGCGCCAAGATCGCCGAGCAGGAACGCGCGAAGCTGGAGGCGGAAGCCTTACGCATCGCCCGCGAGGAAGCGGACAAGGCCGCGGCCCAGGCGCCGAATCCAGCGCCCAAGCCGGCCGCCGCCGAGACTCCGGACCCGCAGCCGGCCGCGCCCGTCACCCGCATCACGCCGGACGTTACCGCCGATCTGATACGTGAGCGCATCGTCGGCGCGCTGGGCCGCTTGGATGAATCTGACCTGCGCCGCGTGTGGGAATTCGTTTTCGCACTGAGGGGTGGCGCAATCCAGGCCTCCCGCGCCGCCTGATCCATCGGTGCTGCATAACGACTACGGAGAAAACGATGGAAATCGACAAATTGGCGTTTGAGAGCAAAGAACCGGACAGAGGCTACACGGTACGGGCCAGTTACCTGAAGGCACCAGATTCTGATGATGCGCTGGTGGAGATATTCAAGGACGGCCAACCGCTGCGGCAATTCCGGTTACCGGCATACAAGGTTTGGAACATCGCAGCCCACTTCCGAGACATCGTTGACGGAGAGATAGAGCAGAACGCAAGTGGCTACAAAATGGCCGCATGGGACGGGATAAGCGGCGCGGTGGTGGTGACGCCGAACGCCCCAGTTCAGGCGCGGCCGGAGGCCGTCGCCTGCAACGACGGGTTGGAGGGCTAGGAGTGGTGCTCAGCCCA